GGCGCGACCAGGCATAGACGGCGGCCGACTCGTAGCCGGTGTCGATGGCGAGCTTGGCCAGCGTCATGATCGCACCGTTCTGGTGTGTCCATGTTTGGCCCAGCAAGGCCGTCAGCCGGTCCCAGCACGCCGGATCATCCGGCCCGCCCGGGATCACGATGTGATCGATAAGCCAGCTTTCCAGACCGCGACCCCAGGCCCAGACATCGACTTCGATCCGGTCCTTCTGCACATCGACACCAGCCGTCAGGAACAGCCCGCCTGCAGGAATTTGTGATGTAAACGCCATGCGCCGATCTGCCAGCCGCTGCCACTCTGGGGCTTCGCCGCTCTCGGTCCAGGTCTCGCCCAAGAGCGTGTTGCGCGCGGCGCGCAGCATCTCGTCCGAGCCTTGGGCCGCCAGCCAGTCGCGCGCGATTTGCTGCCAGCTTTTCCAGCCCAGCGGCGAATACAGCGCCGACAGGTGGAACCCGATGGAATGCGGATCGGCGGGCACGGCCGTCGGCCACCATTCGCCCTGTTCCAGCATTTGCGTCTTGTGATGCTCGGCGATGGGCTTTTCGCAACCCTCGCAGTGATAGGCGGCGGTGTCGGGCCGTCCCTTATCCCAGCGAAGGCGTTCAAATTGCAGCCATTGCATCGCCCCGCAGTGGGGACAGGGCACAAAATAGCGGCGCTGATCGGAAGCCTCGAACTCCCGCTCAATGCGCGACAGCCCCCGGATCGTCGGGGTCGAGACCATGAACACCTTGCGCCGATGCGCAAAGGTGGTGGTGCGCGCTTCGGCCAGCGTGACCGGGTCGCCTTCCTCGTCGGCCGAGGCGGGATAGGCATCGACCTCGTCGAGGAAGATGTAGCGCGCAGGCATCGAGCGCAGGCCAGTCGCCGAGTTCGCGCCGGTCAGCACCAGGATGCCGCCGGGGAATTCCTTGGACAGCATCGAATTGCCAGCATCGCGCGAGCGCGCGGGGCTGACGCGCTCTTTCAGCGCCGGGCTGTCTTCGATCAGCGGATCAATCCGGCCGCGCGAGGTGCGCTTGGCCATCTCGACCGTCGGCAGCACCGCCAGCATCGGGCCCGGTGCGTGGTGAATGACAAAGCCGATCCAGTTGTTGCCCGCTTCGGTCGCGCCCACCTGCGCCGCCTTCATGAAGGTCACACGCTGCGCCGGGTGGCTGGGCGACAGCGCGTCCATGATCTCGCGCAAGTAAGGCGCGCGGGCCGTGCGATAGCGTCCCGGTTCGGCCGCCGCGCGCGACGACAGCCAGCGATGCGCATCGGCCCATTCCGACACCGTCAGGTCCGGATCGGGACGCATGCCCCGCCGCCAGCTGCGCAGGATGTCCTCGGCCCCGTCAAAGCCAAGGTCGAGGTCTGCCGTCAGATCGTCGGTGGCCGTGTCGTCACTGTCCGAGGCTGACCCGGAGATCGGCAAGGGCGTCGAGTTGCGCTCTGACATGGGTTTCCAGCACCCTCTGCAGGATCGCGGCCTCGATGATCACCGGTATTCCAGCTTGTTCTTCCACCTCCGCTGCCACTTCGGCCGCCATCAAGGCGGCCACGCGGGTGGGCCAGGTGACCCAGACATCGCGCTCCTGTCGCGCAAGACGAAACACCAGCGTTTCGGCCCGCGCCCGGTCGACAAGCGTACCCTTTTTCTTCTGGATCGCAAGCTGACGCTCCTGCGCCTGATAGACCGTCAGCGCGGTGCGGGCCTTGAGGTAGGACGAGCTATCCGCCGGACCGCTGAACCCGGTATCGCCGCCAGTGCTGCGCCGCTGCTGATCGGGATCGGTCATGTCGGCGCGGCGCACGTCCGATGCGGCGGCGTTGATCGACCCGTCCTTGTAGACCACCAGCCGCCCGGCTTTGCGGGCCTTCTGGATCGCCCCGCGTGACAGGCCGGAATGGGCGGAATACTCCCGCTCTGACATACCTTCCATGGCGCTGAGATTACCCTCAAGGTATTGGAAATAAACAGGAAAGCCTGTCTATTTGAGTTGATTGCACTCCCCGTTAGAGCGAATCTGGGTGCAGGAAAACGATGCAACTCCCCCCGGAGACGACGCCATGACCGCCAAGACCGCCGCCGCCAAAGCCCCCAGCGAGGCCCTGCTGCTGGAGATTGCAGCCAAGCATTTCCACAGCATCGAGACGCTGGAGACCCGCAACTGGGACCGGCTTGATTTCCACGATGTCGCCGTCTGGGCGATCCGCGCGGCACTCGAGGAGGCCTTTGAGGCCGGACGCTGCGCCGCTGTAACCACCAAACCCCAATCCTGAAAGGACACGCCCATGACCATCGCCACCCCCTCCGACACGACCCGCATTTTCATCGACCGCGCCCGCTTCGTTCAGGCCATGAGCGTCGCCGCGCTGCAGGACCATTTCAACGACCAGAACCTGAATTCCGAGGTCTTCGAGATGGTGGGCCGGATCGGGATCGACTGCCTCACCATCGAGCTGGCCGATGTCGTGCCGGTCCTGCAACAGCACGGGCTCATTTGAGCCGCCCCCAATACGGAGATCCACATGAGCACGCGCGCGCAAATCGCCATCGAAGTCAGGCACGGGGAATGGGCCCATATCTATTGCCACTATGACGGCTACCCGTTGCACATGCTGCCCGCGCTGGTGCCTTGGACGCCCGAGGATGTCCTTGCTGCTCGCGAAATCCGGCAGGTCCGCGCCGACGGGATCGAGGCATTCGAGAGGCCCCGCGACCCCGTGATCCTGCCGCGCCCGACGCGCCAGTTTTGTCACCTCTACGTCTGGCAGGACGGGGGTTGGATCGAACTCGACCCCGCAACCCACACCCCTGAAGGAGCAAGCCGATGATCCCCAACTGCCTGTCCGAAGGCGAAACCCTGACGGACGTCATCCGCCGCGAATGTGCCATCGGGTTTGACCTGCGCTTTTGCCGCAGCGTCGCCGTATCCGAACACGACCGCGACACCGAAACCTGCGATCCGACCGAGGCCGAGTTCGCGACGCTCTCAGCCCTGACCGATCTTGGCGAGGCCATCGCGATCCATGACGCAGACCTGACCAGCGCCGGAGCCGACGAGGTCGCCACCGTCGCCCGCGCGCTGTTTGTCTCCATCGTCAATGCGCGCCGTGAGCCGCCCGACGCCGCCCAGCGCCATGAGTCGGAACAGGCGGTGCTGATCAACCCGGACCGGATCGCTTGAGCCAAGGCGGTGCAATCATAAAGCCATGATATGGCTCAGAATTACCTACGACAATCGGCGCATTAGAGCGATGGTTGTCGCAGGAAAACGATGCAACTCACCACCGCGCTCAAGCAGCGCAGCGATAGCGCAAAAGTAAGGAGCCACCAAGATGACACGCCTCAACCCGATCACCACGCCCCGCCACCAGCTGCGCGCCGAGAAGGCCCGGCGCAATAAGGACGCCGCATTGGCCGCTTTCATCGGCAAAAAGGCCGAGATCGACGAGAGGCTGGCACGCCTGCAGGCGCTCAGCGATGACCATTTCAGCTGTGCCCCCGACGAAGCGGGCTGGGCTATGGTCGGCACGCTGGAGCATTACGCCAACCTGCTGAAACGCATCACCGACAGCGCCTTCGGCGAGGGCGAACACGCTGAGTAATGCCGGACCCCGCCCAGCCAAGGCCCGCCCAGTCAAGGCCCGCCCAGCCAAGGCCCGCCAGTGCGGCGGGCTTCACCCAGTAGAAGGCGGCGTATTCCGCGCTGCCCGACCAGCATCGGAGGCCCCCATGCCCAAACTCACCGACACCCAAACCATCATCCTCAGCCGCGCCGCAACGCGCCCCGACACTCTGGCCATGCCGCTGCCCAATGGACTGCATGGCGCAGCCGCCAAGATGGCCGTCACCCGAATGATCACCAATGGCTGGCTCGAAGAGGTCGACGCCGACATCCGCCAGAGCGAACCGCTCTGGCGCGAGACCGGCGATGGCCACGGCACCACGCTGATCGCCACCAAAGCCGGGCTGCAAGCCATCGGCATCGAGCCGGTGGTGGCGAGCACGATGACCAACCTCCGCAAGGCGAAGCTGGAGCCCACGCTGGAACCCGCGCCGACACCCGAGACGCAAACCCCGAAACCCGTCGCCATCCGCGCCGGCACCAAGCAGGCGCAGATCATCGCGCTGCTCCAGCGGCCAGAGGGCGCGTCCATCTCTGAGATCGTCGAGGCGACCGGCTGGTTGCCCCACA